TGTACACGGCCGACGGGACCATCTCAAGGCCGTACAAGACCATCCAGGCGGCGCTCGTAGTCGCGACATCGGGCGACTTGTGCATCGTCGCTCCTGGCACGTACACGGGGGCCGTGACGATACCGAGCGGCGTCTCGATTCAGGGCAGCGGAACGAGTGGCACGACATTCTCCGGCACGGTCACGACGACCGCCGGAGGGAACGTGCACCTGTACGGCATCAGCTTCAGTGCAGCCGTCACGCTCAACACGGCGACGTCGCTCATCGACTGCTACTTCTACGACGCCGTCACGGTCAGCGGGACCGCGACCATCCAATCGTGGAACACGCACTACACGCCGTCGAGCAGCGGAGTCACGCCCATCACGATGAGCTCAAGCGGCAAGCTGCAGGTCGTCATGTCGAGCATCACGTCACAGGGCGACGTGCCGGCCATCGACCAATCGAACGGCATGGTCATCCTTGAGCTGTGCCAGGTGTCGGGAAGCCGAGCGGCGAACCCCATCCTGAACAGCACGGCGGGCATCGTGAATCTCTTGAACGCGTACGTGCTCAACTACGGAGGCGGCAGCGCGGCCAGCCTGAACAACGGAGCGACGACCACTCCGAACACAATCAACGGGGTGTTCGCAGCGGGGAACGTGGCGTGCGGGACGGCAGCGACGGTCGTAGAAGGCCTCGCGTTCGCATCCGGCTCCCTGTCGGGTTCTGCGCTCGCATACAGGCCGGCGAGCAGGATAGCGAACACGCCAGCGGGCAGCATCGCGGCGACGGACGTGCAGGCAGCCATCAACGAACTCGACACGCTGAAGCCCAACATCAGCATCGGGGCGGCCCATCCGGTATCTCCCGTGCTCAACCAACTGTTCGTCAACAACACCGGCGGGCCAGGCGCGCACACGCTCGAAATCTGGACCGGCGCAGCATGGGAGACTCTCTGAGAAGGTGAAGCGCATGAAGAACCCAAGGACGGACGACGACGACGAGGAGTGAAGGTGGACCTGAATGCCGATAGCCATCGACGCGGAGGACTTCGCGGAGAAGTTCGAGAGGGCGCTGCAGGACTTCGCGCTCAACATGGCGCAGAGGCTGGCCGATGCGGCACCCGCGGACACGGGCGAGCTGCGTGCGGGTATTCGCAACGGGTTCACGGTCAAGCGCGTATCGAAGGGCGAGTGGCACGTGGATTTCAACATGCCGAAGCAGGCGGAGTACATCGAGTTCGGGACGGGAATATGGGGACCGACCGGGGCGCCCATCCAGCCGAAGAATCCAGACGGAGTGCTCGCGTGGAAGGCCGGAGTGAAGTTCCGCGACAAGTACGGGCCGATGCACAACTACAAGGGAAGCTCCAACTGGTACGCGTTCAAGAGCGTGAGAGGCATAGAACCGCACCCGTTCATCCGGCCCACGCTGCACCAACACTTCGCCAAGGAATTGAACGATGCGCTCAAGGCGAACGTGAAGTGACGACATGGCAATAGACGAACTCAAGCTGCGGGAGGAGCTCGAAGTGTTCCTTCGGAACTCCGACGTGATGAGCGTGGCCAAGCGAGAGGTCACGACGTACGTCGAAGTCTTCACGGCCTCGGCGGGCCAGCTCGTGTTCACGGTCGCGCAGCCGGGCATCAAGAACGTCCGGAGCGTCAAGAACAACGCGAGCGCGCTCAAGTACGGCACGCAATACACGTCAGACTACCACTCCGGCAAGGTCACGCTCGCGGCCGCGTGCTCCGGCGGCGAGGCCATCGAGATAAAGTTCGACGCCGGCGTGGGCGACCACATCTTCTCCGACCTGCCGCGCATCGACCTCTCGCTCGAGAGCTACCCGCGCATCGGGTTTGACGACATCAGCCACGCGAGCGTCGAGCAGTGCCTGGGCGGGACGCTCGTCAAGACGGACATCCTCGTGAGCCTCGTGTGCTACGCGACCACGAAGGAAGAATGCCTGACCATGTGGCAGGCGTGCCGCAACGCGGTGCTGGCGAACAAAAAGAACTTCTACCATATCTCATTCATCACGCTCGCGGGTGCGGGCCCGCTCGCGAAGAGCGCGGGCAGGCACGAGAAAGTCATGCAGAAAAACCAGGACTTCCGCATCCCGTTCGAGTTCGAGGCAACGTAAACAAGGAACGAGGGAGAGACACATGGCACAGACCTACTACAGGGGCATCGGGACGTACGTCATCTACGGCGAAGAGACGAGCTACGGCGCGGGCGGGACCCCGAGCGGCACGAACAAGCTCGGCAAGGTTCGCTCAGTCAGCATCAGCGTCAACAACAATCAGTTCCTCGTGCAGGGCCTGGGCGACGGGGCCAACGCGACGGACGCGCTGTTCGGCGCGCTCGACGTCACGGGCAGCGTCGAGTTCCAGGTGAGCACGTTCGACTTCCTGCGGTACGCCGTTGGCATCCGCGACGGGGCCGGCACGGTCGGAAGCCCGTACAGGATTGTCGAGAAGGACTGCATAGGATACGGCGCAACCCTGACTCCGAGCCTCGCGCTCGAGATTGGCGCGACCGGCTGCGGCGGCGCAGGCGGGAACGACGTGTGGAAGCTGACGGGCGTCGTGTTCAACACGGCCACGCTCAACTTCAAGGTCGGCGACATCGTGACCGCGACCGTGGACTTCACGGCGCGCTGGTTCGAGATAGGGACCACGCTGACGTCCGTGACGCCCGACCTCGCGAGCCCGTTCGTGTTCACGAACCTTGACGCGCAGCGCGCGAGCACGTCATGGTTCGGCGTGCAGGAGTTCTCGCTGACCATCGCCGCAAACCCGTTCATCTTCCGCGACCTGAGCGCGGGCGAGAGGGCCATCAAGCAGCCGGCACGCGGCATCCGTCGCTACGAGTGGAACATGACCATCAAGAAGATAGACGATGCCGTCGAGGACGACTACAAGGACGCGCGCGCTGACCTGATGAGCGACGCGACACAGCCGACCACCACAGCCGTCCCGAACTTCTCGACACTCAAGATGGTGGGCGACCAGGGATTCGGACCAGGCGCGAAGCACTTCACGCTCCAGCTCGAGAACAGCACGTTCACGAACGTGGACGAGAAGATAGAGGTGGAGGACGGGCTCACGGAGGCCGGCTTCAAGGGCACGGCGCTGAGCGCGCTGACCGCAGGAGCCGACAAGGTCCTCGTCACGTACTACACGGAAGCGTAGAGACGCTCAAGGCGCAAGCGCGCCGAGAGAGAACGTAAGATAGGAGGCAAGTGCCATGAAGGAAATCGAAGTCGAAGTGATTCCCGAGGGCGAGAACCCCGGCGGGAAGTTCATCCTTGCGAGGCCAAAAGCCGGCGCGAGGAACAGAGCTCTCATCGCGGCCGAGACGCCGCAGGGCATCAAGCAGACCACTCTCTGCATGGAGCTTCTTCCCGTGTGCATCAAGACGCACCCGTGGGGAGACAAGTACAAGAGCATCCGCGAGGGACTCGACGACCTCGAGTTCAAGCAGTACGACCAGCTCCTGAAGGTGATGGGCGACCTGATAGTCCCTCCGGAGGATGCGGAAAAAAAGTCCGTGCAATCATCCGGACCGGAACCATCAAAGAGTCCGACGCTCTGAGGCCGTACTTCGACCTCTATCGCTGGGGTCGCAAGTTCGGATTCGGCAAGGACTACGAGGACTTCGACGTCATCACGGCTGACATGCTTATCCTCATCGACAGGGAGATGGACGAAGAGAAAGACCGGCTGAAAAGGAAGGCAGAGGCGAGACGACATGGCTGAGGAACTCATCAAGGCGCGCATCGTGTTCGACACGAGCGCCATCGAGAAGGCATCGCGCGGCGTGGGCGGCGGCGGCGGAGGCGGCGGCATCGCGGGAGGCGTGGGCAGCGTGGCCAAGAACATCGCGCAAATCGCGACGGGCGTCGCCATCGGGAACAAGATAGCGGACACCGTCACGAACCTCATGAACAAGCTCGTGCAGTCCAGCCCCGTTCTTCAGAACAGCATCGCCATCATGAGGAAGAGCTTCGAGTTCATTCTCAGGCCGATAGGCGACACGATTGGGAAGATGCTGCGGCCCGTGGCGTTGTTCTGGCTGCGGTACGCGCTCAAGTTCTACCGCGAGATAGCCCCGCAGATGGGCAAGTGGTTCGAGAACATCGCGAAGGCCATCAGCGACACGGTCGTGAAGCCCGCAGCGGCGGGCCAGCCAGGCGGCGCGCAGGAGGCGGCATCTGCCGAGTTCGTCGCGAAGCAGCAAGAAGTCATGGCCGACAAGACGATGAGCCTCGGCGAGAAGCTCATGGCCATGATGCCACCCGCACTCGTCGAGACGGTGGCGGCGCTCGGAGACGCGCTCCTTGCGCTGTGGAACGCGCTCGTGGGACTCGCCACGATGCTTTATTCCGCACTCAAGCCGGCCATCGACGGGTTCCTCGAGGGACTGAAGGCGCTCGCGTTCCTGCTCGGACTCGCGCTCCTGGGCGCGTTGAAAGTCCTCACGATAGCCTTCATCGGCCTGGAGGCCGTCCTCACCATCCTGCAGGCCGCGTTCCTCTGGGCAGCTGAAAACTTCCAGTGGTTCTGGGGTGTCCTCAGCGACTTCATCGTGTGGATTGCCGTCGAGGGAATCGCGTGGCTCATCAAGGCATGGGACAAAATCAAGACGTTCTTCACGGTGGACATCCCGGCCGCGTGGGACACGCTCAAGGCGAAGATAGGCAGCGTCATGGACTCCATCAAGAGCGCGGTCAGCGGGGCCGTGTCGTGGGTGCTCGACAAGCTCGCGAAGCTCAACCCGTTCAAGAAGTCAGAGACGACACCGACGACCACGACCAAGGTCCAGAGAGACTTCATGGTGCGCGGCAACACGGTCATCCCGTTCTCCCCGCAGGACACCATCATCGGGACGCAGGGCGGCCTTCCGGGTGGAGGCACGAACGTCACCATCAACATCAACGCGCTGGACGCGCGGAGCATCAACGACAGCACGCTCAGGCTGATAACTGACGCGATAGACCGCGCGCAGAGGCGCGGCGTCATGAGCCGGACGATGCAAGCTGCGGGGAGCTGATACGAATGGGCGGAACACTCGGGACAGTCAACCTGGACAACATCCAGACCGTCAACCACCGGAAGAGCGGGAACGTCATCGTGTTGCCCGTTCCCACAAAGGATTCGAGCGAGGTGGAGACGTTCGACATGGGCGGCAACCAGGAAGTCGTCGACGTCAAGGGCTACTACAGCACGACGTCCATCGCGGACACGAAGACTCTCGTGGACGCGCTGCTCGCGCTCATGGACGCGGACCAGGCGGTCATCGACCTCGTGACGCAACAGACCGGCACACTGACGGTTCGCGTCGAGGGCATTCAAATCGACTGGGACGTGAGCACCACCGCGACGTCCGTGGTGGCGAACTACGGAGTCACGTGCGTGCGCACGAAGGCATGAGATGGTCCAGCGGCTCAAGTCGGAAGTGAAGGTCAACGGGATAGACATCACGTCCGTCGTCACGAGCTGGTCGGTTGTTTCCACGTTCGGAAATTCCATCTCGGAGTGCGACATCCGCGCGACTGCGGGCGTCAAGAAGCTGCTCGACGTGGCGAACGGACAGAGCATCACGATTAAGCGCGGCATCGTCGGCAACGAGGAGTTCGTGTTCGAGGGCATCGTGGACGAGTTCCACCAGGAGTACCCGCAGGTCAAGATACTCGGCAAGGACCGGCTGCTCGAGCTGCTGCGCAACGAGGTGACGAAATCGTACGACATCGACATCGACGTGCAGGCCGGCGTGGGCAGCGAAATCTTCAAGGACCTCGTGAACACGTACACGCCGCTGGTCGCGGACAACACGAGCGTCGTCCCGACGCCCGCAGGCGCGACGCTCAAGAAGTTCATCTGCAACCACGTGGACGTGTTCCAGAGGGCGCTCGCGCTCGCGGACATCTACGGGTACCAAATGAGATACAGCCCCGTGGACGGCAAGGTCCACTTCGAGCCGCAGGGATTCGTCGACAAGACGGGCGACGTGCTCACGGTCGGCGTCAACGTCTCGCAGGCGCTCAAGTGGGAGCTCGACAACAGCCAGTGCGTCAACGACCTGACGGTCGAGGGAGCCGTCCAGGACACGGAGGTCGAGCAGAACTTCGTGGGTGACGGCGCGACGGCCGTGTTCACCATCGCGTTCGTCCCGAAGAGCGTGCGCGTCCAGGTCGCGGGCGTGGACAAGACGCTGGGTGTCCCCGACTCCTCGAGCGCGTACAACTACTCGGTCGACAAGGACAGCAAGCAGATACGATTCGTTCCCGCGAGCGTTCCTACGTTCGGCCAGGCCATCAACGTCAAGTACATCACGCCGAAGCCCGTACCGATTCGCGTCAAGAACAGCGCGAGCATCGGCGCGTATGGCACGTATCGCATGACGAAGCATTTCGAGGACGTGCAGACGGTCACGGACGCGCGCAAGAAGGGTGAGCAGTTCGTGGCCATCTACGGCGTGCCGTTCATCCGCAGCAGGGTCCCGGTCATCGGGGCCATGACGAGCTGCGCGCCCGGCGAGATGCGCCGCGTCGTTGACTCGCAGAACGCGAGGACCGACGACGTCGTGGTGAACCAGGTGCAGAAGCGGTACCCCGAGCACGAGGACCTCGTGAGCGTCGGCAACAAGGAGTACAAGACGCAGGAGCACGACACGAAAATCAGCGAGCGCATCAAACGCCTCGAGGAGGAGCTCGTGAAGAACCAGGACATCCTCATCAGCGTCGAGACGTTCGGCGGCAGCGGCACCGACAACCTCGTGCGCGTGCGCAAGCGGTTCGCCCGGATGCTCCTGTACTCGTGGACGGGGACGCTCGTTCTCCTGTGGGACAACCCGCTGTACGGCACATGGGACGCGCAGGACTGGGGCCAGATGGGAACGGGCGACGAGCCCACGTGGGTCGTCACGAGGCTCGTGTGGCCCGACGGAACGTTCGAGGAGGAGTTCATCGACGACGCGTTCAAGGACGCGGGAAATACGACGGCCACGTGGAACGTCACGACGCACGTGCTCTCGTTCGCGCCAGCGCAGGTCGCGCAGAGCACGGTCGTGTACACGAACGACGAGACGTACGCGAGCGCGGTCGTGACCGTCACGTTCGCCGGCACGCCAACTTTCTACATCAGCAGCGACAACGGAGCCACGTGGACGACATGCGCAGGTTTAATAAGCGGCAAGGCCAAGACGGTCGCCATCACGAGCACGACGGGCAAGGGGCTCAAGTGGAAGGCGACGGGCACGACAGGAGATAGCATCACGAGCGTACTCATCGCCCCAGGAGTGTGATTCAACATGACAGGCAGCACAGGAATCCCCAACGTCGCCATCGACGCCATCATGAACCGGGCGTACACCGCAACGGCAACCGAACTCCCCCCGAGCAGGTTCCAGGTCGGCCTCGACGGGACGGCGTTCACGCCTGCGGACACGGCGCTCCTGGACCCCGTGCCAATCAGCGGCACGGAGGTCGTGGACTCATGCGACGCGACCGCTGGATGGGCGGCCGGCACGGATTCGGCCGTCACGCTCAACACGGTCTCGTTCGTCGAGGGCACGGGAAGCATCTCTCTCGCGAAGAGCGGGACGGCCGGCACCACGGCCAGCATGAGCAAGACGACGCCGAGCCTCAACTTCACGGGCAAGACGTTCTTCTGCTTCCTGAAAATAGTGGACCTCGCGGACCTCAAGAGCAGCGGCACGGCCGCGAGGGTCCGGTTCGGAAGCGACTCGGGAAACTACTACCAGTTCGACGTCGACGTCTCGCTCCTCATCGCGGGATGGAACATCGTCATGTTCAGGAGCACGGACGCGGTCGTCGTGGGTGCGCCCGCCATCGGAGCGTGCGACTACACGTACGTTGCGGTGTTCACCGACCTGGCGGCCGACACGATAGCGACGGACAGAATCCTGTGGGATGACATGAAGCTCGCGAGCGACAGCGACTACTACAAGGCGCTCGAGATTGGATTTCCCGCGGTCGACACCGTGACCGACCAGGTCACGTACGAGGGACGACTGACTACGACCGACGCGAACGGGTGCCTCATCCGAGAGTTCGGCGGGTTCGACGCGAACGTGTCGCCGCTCATGTGGAACCGCTCGACCATCAACCCGTTCAGCAAGAGCCTCCAGGACGAGATAATCTTCCAGGAGGTCGTGAGATTCACGAGGTGATGAAAACATGACACTGCCGTACACGTACGTCGCCGGCACGAAGGCGAAAGCCGGAGAAGTCAACGCCAACGAAGCGAAGCTCGACACGCAGAGCCCCCCGATAGGAGCAATTCTTCCGTGGGCCAAGACGCTCGCGGGAGTTCCCGCACTTCCGGCCGCATGGGTGGAATGCAACGGCCAGGTGTTGAGCGACGTGGACAGCCCGCTCAACGGCGACACGATTCCGAACCTGAACGCTTCAGGCGGAGGAACGCAGAGATTCCTCAGAGGAGCGACGGCATCAGGTGGAGTCGGCGGAGCAGAAGCGCACGTGCATCAGGTCACGGCTGCGGGTGGAAGCGGCGGCATCCCCGCGAGCTTCTCAAGCGACTCATGCGTTTCATACGACGCAAGCGGGAACGCCATCAACAGCAACATCGCCACATCGGCGAACCACTACACGACCAGCGTGTCGACGCTGCCGTCCTACTACGAGGTCGTGTTCATCATGCGGGTGAAGTGATGACGAAAGGCCTGACGTTCTGGGAGTCCATTCGATTGCTGCTCCAGCACGTGTTCTGCCGCGACGAACTCAAGGAGCTCGCGGAAGCGGAAGAACAAAGGGATGCGGCGCAGGCAGAGAACGTCCAGGTGCACGAGGCGCTCGCGCAGCAGGGTCTCCAGATAGCGGACCTCAATGTACTCGTGAAGAAGCTCAAGGAGAAGCGAGGCATCGAAATCCCGGAGAGCATCAAGGCGAAGGCGGCGGAGATTCGCGCGAAGTACCCGGCGGCATTCATCTGCTACAAGGGTTTTAAAATCGAGCTCAAGTCGGGCACGATAACGCCCGAGATACGCCTGCAGGACTTCGTCCACGTGCTGCCGTCGCACCGGAACTTCTGCGAAACAAGGGGGCTCACGCTGGCCAATTATGTCGAGAACAACCCTGACATCGAGTTCGGCGAGCTCGTCAACGAGCTCGCGTGGGACATCTATCTCGCGTGGCTTGACAGCAAGAAGTACAAGACCGACGCGGACCTGTACGGCGTCGAAGAACAATGGTCGTCCCTCCTGGCCACGTGGTACGTCCGCGAGATGGACTGCGAGAACTCGACGCTCGAATACCAGGCACTCATCGAGGCGGCCGGACTGGTCGGCGACCTTCGCGCGTTCTTCTGGAACGTGTGCGGGTCGACGTACAGCGGGTTCGGCCACAGCACGCTGAACGCGTACGACTTCCGCGACGACTGCTTCCGGCACGTCGAGACGACGCTCACCGTGACGAACAAGAAGTCGTTCCACGACCTGCCGCGATGGGACAGTTCGGCGGACCTTCTCAACATCCGGGACGTGTGGTTCTCTTTCAACAGCGAGATGGCACGCCACACCTTCAAGACGGATTCAGCCGCCGAAACGTTCAAGAACCGGGGCAGATTCCGGAACGTAGTCATCAAGGGAATGAGGTGAACGAATGAACGAAGCACAGGCGACGGCACTGACGGTACTCGGGCACGCGGCCACGGGAGCCCTCCTGGGGGCCGTGTACAGCGTCACACAGGGGCTGCAGGGCGGCACAACGGACTGGCGCGTCTTACTCGGGGGCGCGGCCATCGGGGCCTCGTTGGCCTTCCTGAAGGCTCTGGCGGACTACCTGGAGGGGCTCCAGAAGGCGCCTCGGACCACGGGAGCCAAAGCCGGCAAGCCGACCAAGAAGGCACCGGGCAAGACGACCCGCGCGTTCTTCGGCGTATGAGACTGACACCGCTGGAAAGGCGGCTCGCGTGGGCCGCGCTCGACCGCATCGAGCGGGAGACGAACGAGGAGCTCGCGCTCCTCGTCCGGATGCTCCCGCGCAAGGGTACGCAGCATGGCGCCTGACGACAACCACAACGGGATAAGCAACCGCGAGCTGTTCCAGAAGCTCATGGACGTGGTCGAGAAGAACCACGAGGCGCAGAAGGCGACCGTTGAGGCGCTCAAGAAGATAGAGGAGCAGCTGGGGACGATACGGAGCCTGCTCGAGAGCCGCATGTGGGTGCTGCTCATCGTCCTCGTGACGGCCCTCCTGGCCGCCGTGGGAATCAAATTGGCGTGGCCCACCGTCTGAGAAATCCGCAAATTCTCCGGAAGTTTTATAAAAGGCAACGCACCTATACCTACTTAGAGCGGCAACGCCGGCGCCGAACCAACAGCCGACGGGGGCAACGACCATGACATCAGAAGAGTACAACTACGGCGAACTGAAGCGCATCGCCAAGGACTCGGGACGCAGCGTGAACGACATGCTCGCGCTCTCACCGAAGAACGACCCGTTCTACGTTGGCAGCGACGGCCAGGTGGCGCTCGCGCGGTGGTTCTCAGCCATCTACGCCAAGATGGGCAGGCCGAGGGAATGCCACATCAGGCGCGTGCACTACTGGCTCGTCTCGCAGGAGCCGAAGTACGCAAAGCCGGACGGCAAGCAGTACATGAACACCGAGAAGGACTGGGACATGCTGACGATTGCCGCGAAGTACGCGCGCTACCTCGAGCTCGTGCCGGTCGAGAACATGGTGGACCGGCGCAACCCGGAGCCCCACGTGTACGCGCTCAACTGGGAGCACACGCTGCCGAGCGACGACAAGGAAGGCATCGACGCCGAGGACATCATCGAGAGCGTGTCGAGGAAGTTCATGTGCGCGAACCCTGCGAGAACTCAGCCCGTCATGATGGAACTGTGGTGCGAGAAGAGCACGATGAACGACGTGCTCGAACCTCTCGCGCGCAAGTTCGGCATGAACCTCGTGACGGGCCTCGGCGAGCTCAGCATCACGGCCGTGTACTCGCTCATCAAGCGCGTGCGCGACGCGAGCAAGCCCGTGCGCATCTTCTACATCAGCGACTTCGACCCGGCTGGGGAATGCATGCCCGTCAGCGTGGCGCGCAAGATTGAGTTCTTCCTGCGCGGCCAGGACGAAAGCGAGAACCACGACGTCAAGCTGCGCCAGGTGATGCTGACGGAGGAGCAGTGCAAGAAGTACAGGCTCCCGAGGACGCCCATCAAGGACAGCGAAGGAAGAAAGGAGGGGTTCGAGGACCGCCACGGAACCGGCGCGACCGAACTGGACGCGCTCGAGGCCGTGCGGCCTGGCGAGCTCACGAAGGTCATCACGAGCATCGTGATGCCATACTTCGACGTGGACGCGTGGAACGACGCGGTCAAGCTCAACGAGAGCATCCGCGAGCACGTCGCGGACTTCCTGAAGGACAAGATAGGCGACGTCCTAAAGACGTGCGACCTCGAGGAGTTCGACGAGGAAGTGAAGGATTTGCCCGGCTACGACGACGAGCCCGTCGAGATGGACGGAGATGCCGATGAAGATGCCGAGTGGATTCTCGACAGCGAACTCGACTACGAGGGGCAGCTCGCGGAGTACAAGAAGTTCCAGGGGAAGGACTGATGACATCACGGTCCCGCGCCCGTGCCTCAACACCCCGCGAGGGGATAGGAAGACCGAGGCCGGCACGAGAATGGCAGCACGGAAAGACGGCGACAACTTCTCCCCCGGCCGACCTGGTAGTCCATGCCGGGGGGGTCGTTGCCCCAATGAATGAGGTGTGACGCACATGGATGAAGCAACGAAGAAGGTGAAGTGGATACAGGACACGCTCGGCGGGGCACAGAACCACACGGTCGCGTTCCTGGGCGAGATAGCATGGCAGCTGAAGCGGCTGGCCGACCAGCTCGAGAAGGGGTTGCCGCGATGACACGCACGGATGAGGACGAGAGGAGAGAGGCGCGCGACCGCAGATTCACGCTTAAGGCACTCGCACAATACCGGGTGGTCATGAAGCGAGCGCTCAAGAACGCGGGCATCGCGTTCGAGAACGATGCGCGCACGGCCGACCTCGAGGCCAAGGTCGCGGAACAGCTGCTTGCCGACAGGGACATACTCAAAGAACTGAGGGAGGGTGAGATTCGTGGATTCTGAACCGCGCGTGACGGAGGAGACGGTGGCGGACTTCGACGAGCTCGCGAGGCAACTCGTGCTCGTGACGGAGGAGTACGCGGCCGAGGAAGAGAGCATCGTGTCCGAGACGGAGGAGCTCAAGCGGCAGATAGGGATGCTCAGGACGCAGCTCGACGTCGTGTTCCACGGCCACGACGACAAGATGACGCTGCTCGAGCAAAGACGAGAGGCGGTGCTCGTCGACCTCGCGAAGTTGTGGGGCGACCGGCCGAAGACGCAGGAGCTCGAGACGCATGTAATCCGCCGGCGCGACAACCGCTTCGTGGCCATCCTGAGCAAGGACCGGCTCATCGAGGAGCTGACGGTCATCCGCAAGCTGCCCGAGGCGGTGACCAAGTTCGACGACAAGGTCCTGATGGGGCTGCTCGAGGTCCACGTGCTGACGAGCGGGGCCGCCGAGGTAAAGACACGGACGACCATCTCGTGCACGAGGAAGGAAACGGCGCAGAGCATTCCACCGACGGAAGACGCTCCGATAGAAAGTTTTATAAAAGGCGCAGAGAACTGAAGGGATGCACAAGACGGTGACCGACCCCGCAAGGGGTCCCGGTCGCCCGGTTTTGGTGAAAAACGATGGACGAGGGAGTGACGCAGCATATAAAGGTTACGGCCGAACGGCCGCAAATCCTCCGCTCGATTTCTCGCATTCACTCAACCGAAAAGGCGTGGCCACGCGGTTGTGGCCACACGGGGTACTCAACAACAAGGACTCGTCATTTCAGCAGAAGCGTATACTCCAGGCAATAGGTCCGCGCTACACAAGCGTACACTGGATGTTCATTATAGATTGAGGGAGAGAGGCGAAAGAGGGCGAGAGGGGACACAACGTGTCCCCTGAGCCAGGAAGGCGCGCGTGGCCACACTCGCGTGGCCACACACAAAATGGCACACAAGAGACGCACGAAGCGGGGGGAGTTTTTCAAGTTCCGGCTGGATACGCTCAGCCAGATGGTGCTCAAGGCGTGGCAGCGGGATGGGGTCAACCCGAGCGAGAAGATTCGGTCGTACGTCAAGCGGCACGCGTTGCCCGCGAACACGCCCGCGAAGGAGCGCGTGGCGTTTTACACGTTCCTGAAGCGCGAGCTGGCGAAGGAGCTCGAGGACCGGCGCAAAGCCCTCGAAGAGGAGTATGCGCGCGAGTTCGACGTCATCGACCGGCAACTGAGGGAAGCGAAAGAAAACAAGGAGGCGTAACGAAATGGAGACAACAGGGACATGCGACATCGCGGGAACATGCGAGAACGCACAGAAGGAGATAGACGCAGCGATGGGCCTGGCCGACCGGAGAATACTGAGCCATTCAGAGGTCGCGCTCATCGTCAACAAGTGGAGGACAGTCCTCGGATTGCCCGTGTGGACGGCCGAGCAGTTCGAGGAGAACATCCTGACGCCCGCGAGGAAAGCGAGCGAGGCCATGGCGGAGCAGCGCAAGAAGGCCGAGGAGGCGAAGGCCGTGCAGGTCGAGGCCGCCGCGAGGCAGGGAGTGATTCGCAAGCTCGAGGACGACAAGAAGATTGCGACTCTGCAGGCGGAGGTCGCGGCGCTCAAGGAGGCGAAGAAGCAGTGAAGCGCAAGGTCACGAGCGTGGTGGGCACGGTCGACCGGCCGTGCGAGAAGTGCGGCAAGCCGGCGACGTGCGAAGTGATAGAGCGCCGAGGCAAGGTCGAAATCGTGTGCCAGGAATGCAGGGGGTCGGGACATGGACGCCGTCATCCAAGGCATTAGGGTCGTGCTCCCGGCGGAGTGCCCGGAGTGCGGAGGTTCGCTCATCGAGAAGCGCGACGGCGACAGGTTCTGCCTGCCGTGCGGAGCCACGTACTCGCTCCCGCGCAGGGGATTCGTACCCGAAGAACAACGAACAACGACGAAAGGAAAACAACACAGAGGTGTGACGACACATGGAACAAGAGAAGAAGCCGGTGGAGAGGAAGCTCGCCGGTACAGTCGAGGATGTTGAAGACAAGGGGAAGTACCTGCGGCTGAAGATAAACGGCACGTGGTACTCCAGCTGGGAGAAGGTGGTCCCGCGTATCGGAGAGGTGTGGGCGTTCAACGCGTACTCGTCCGAGTCGAGGGGCAAGACGTACACGAACTGCGTCGACATGATGCTCGTGCCGAAAGACGCGACGCAACAGACGCAGCTTCCGGCCGGAGCCGAGAAGGCCATCGACGACATGCTCGGGCGCGAGAGAAGAATGATGCGGCAGACAAGCGTGAACGCAGCGGCGACGTTCCTACAGCCGGCAGCGGACAAGAACATCAAGGTGCTCCTGGCGTATGCCGAGGAGATAGAGAAGTGGATTAACAGGTGAGACACATGGGAAAAGTAAACGTGGAGTTCAACGAGATGGAACTGGCAAAGATAGAGAGCACGGTGCGCGAGGACGTCGAGGGCGACCAGGACGTGTACAAGGCGACGTTCAAGGCGGACCGCAAGGACGGGAGCAAGGTGTCGGTCATCGTGCAAATCAACCAGCCGGCAGACAAGGGCGGGAGGAAGAAGCTGCCGTTTGCGGGCCTGCTCGTCGGACAGAAGCACGACGTGGAAATCGGCAACAAGCACCAGACGACGCTCAAGATGCCATGACGTGCGACGTCAAGGTGGCGGGACTGAACGACCTCGCGATTGAGCTCGTCTTCACGTGCCCCAAGGGAGACTACCCGTTCCTGTACAACCGCGCGACGAAACGATTGAGTCGCTGCCTGTGCGTGCACGGGTCATTCTTCCGGGGGAACAAGAGCGAGCTGTGCGCGCACGCGCGGCATGTCGTCCAGTTCCTGACGAGCGAGTGCAACATCAAGGAGGTGTGCCCGTGAACAGCAGGCGCGAGAAGGTCCGGCAGATGAAGGAACTGCTGAAAGAGAACGCTCGGATGGGCGTGTGCGCGATGGCGGACCGCATGAAGGTTCCGGTCAGCACGGCGTACGACGTCCTCCAGGAGATTCACGGGACGTACGACATGCGCGTGACGTTCAGGGAAAGGGCCGCTCCGAAGCCCGCGTGCCCGAGGTGCGGCAAGACGCAGCTCACGTACGAGATAGTCAACCGGCTGAAGCTCGTGAAGTGCGGGGGCTGCCACGAATCTTTTTTAAGGTCGCAGTTGTCTCGGAAGCTCAAGAGCGCGATAGAGAAGGCGGTGAACGCATGAGCGCATGGACGAGGTTCAAGTACAGGGTCTGCGCATGGCTGTGCCACGCGTGGCGATTCTGCGCGGCCTGCGACTACGTCAAGGAGAGGCCACGCCCATGAACGACGGCCATAGCAACCTCGTGCCGCTGCAGGACCGGACGCCCGAGGACCGGCGGAGAATCGCGAGCATGGGCGGCAAGGCGAAGCTCGGGAGAGTGATGTACCCGCATCGGTGGCAGTGCAAAAACTGCCAGTTCCTCAACGATTGCCCCGTCGGGCCGAAGCTCATCGAGGCAGCGGCGCTCGAGACGGACCCCGCGAAGAGGAAGGCGATGTGCAAGATTCCCCAGGCGAAGCGGATAATCCTTGAGAGCGGGCTCAACTCGACGAAGCTGCTGCAGATGACGAAGGCGCTGCTGGTCGACGGAGCACTTCGGGCGACGACCGTCATGGAGACGGCCGTGATGGCGCGCGAGACGCGGGCCCTGGCCGCGCACCTCGAGCCGCCCATACAGCGGACCATGACGTTGAGCGCCAACGTGGACCTGCAGAGCGCGCTCGACATCATCTACAAGGTCCTCATGAGAAGAAAGGACTGGCAGGAAGCGATTGACGAAATCGAGAAGGAGTTCTTGAAGAGCACGGGAGGTGTGGTGAATGAAATTGTACTGGATGCACGAGCGGACGGGCCGCATGAAGAACGTGGTGCAAGGGTTCCTGATGGGGATGCCCCTGGACGCGGAGGACCTGAGGATTCTGAAGGACTACATGAAGCAGTGGATAGCGCCCCCGATTGCGATGCCGGACCTCAACAGGATGGCGTTCAACGAGCAGATTGAAGCGGCGACCGACGCGGCCACGCTGCGCAAGGTGACGCACGCGCTGCTGCAGTTCGGCATCGACCCGTTCTGAGGCGAGCGACATGGACGACGAGATTTGCCAGTGCGGACACAGCAAGGGGTACCACGAGGCGCATCCTCTCGACCCGCATGGCGGGCCGTGCGAGAAGTGCGGCTGCGAGGGGTACACGTGGAAGACCTTCGTCGACTACGCCAAGGTGAAGAAGTGATGGCAGACGAACCACTGGAAGATAATTCAATGAGAAAGAAAAGCGTGACAGAGTTTCCAAAACCGACAACAACCAGGCCATCACTGAGAGACGAACCACCGAAGATACCGACAACGCCGTGTCCTAAATGTGGCAGAGCCCTGATTGGTGGCTATCATTTAAGTAAAGAGGATTACTACGCCTGTCGTAAGAAAAAGACGACCGAAAGGACAGACGAACCACTGAGGACGCTAAAGGAGATACGCCCACGATTGATGAGAGAGATTCCAGAAGAAGGTTATTGGTGGATTCGAGAAAAAGACCTCAGAGCCGAGGCGATTCGATGGGTGAAGGAGATGCGAAAAGATGACCGTTATTGGAGCACCCACGATGAGGATATAATCCACTGGATAACGCACTTCTTCAATCTGACGGAGGAGGACTTGAAGGAGCGCGACTCGGAGGCGCCGCGATGAGACCGACACCCGAGGAAGCGATGGAAGGGTTCATCGACCAGGCGGCGGAGATTGAGCGCCTGAAGGCGGAGCTCGCGCGCGTCAAGGAGGAGTGCGAAGCCAAAGCGGCGAGGTGCGACGCGCTCGTGCGCCGGCATGGCACCGCGAGGATACGCATGCGCGAGACGCTCGGGAAGATAGCGCACCTCAGCGAAGCAGAACTCCAGGACGAGGACGTGTACATGCGGGAGCGCGAGCGGGAGTGCATCGGCACGGAGACGCGACCATGAGAACCGAGATTGAAATCCGCAAGCGGCTGCAGCGACTGACCGAGGAGTTGCCGAAAGCCCAAATGCCCGAGGAGAGCGACTTCCTCGACGACAAGATAAAGGAGCTCAAGTGGGTGCTCAGAGAGAAACGATGAGTCAGTTGAAATACCGCCGCGACGTGTGGGCGCTCGGTCCGAACCAGACGGGTTATCCTGGTGGATTCCCTAACGGATTCATCGAGCAACTTAAAAAGAACGGATGGTGGGGGGAAAAGAGGCTGTGGGTATTCAGCGGCGGATTCAAAGACCGAGAAGGAACAACAGTAGACATCAAGCCTGAATGCAACCCCTCGGTCGTGGCAGATGCCACGGCGCTTCCATTCGATGATGAATCATTCGATTTCGTCTGCCTTGACCCGCCATATTCTGAGAAGGAATCTCAGGAACTTTATGGTCTACCAATGCCGAGTATAACGGCGTTCCTGAATGAGATGGCTCGTGTTCTCAAGCCTGGTGGGACAGCCGTCCTACTCAGCCGCATTGTCCCAAACTGTTATCCACAGCAAAACGAACACTGGCGGCGGCTGTATTGGAAGGGCATAATTGGAGTGTTCACAATCGCAGGGATAGCGAACATGAGAGCGCTTTGTGTCTGGGGGAAAGAGCAGACGCTAAAAACAAACCCCCGCTGCGAACCCCCCAGGGCCGGAGCGACGGCAGAGCCAGAGAAGCAACAAACGGACGTTTAAGGAGGAATAGAAAATGTGCAAAGCATTCAGTTGTGTGGTGAAGAAGAGCACAGGCAAGGTCTATTGGAAGAGGGCGATTGACTCTCACGATGGCATCAAGAATCACTTCAAGCTGAAGGACGACACAGAGGACGGCCTGTGCAACATCGAGGTCACGCCAGACAAGGGCTATCTGTGGCCGGAGAAGCACTGGACGATGTTCTTTGACAACACATCGAAGGCACCGCCGGAATGGTGGAAGAAGTCACATGACGATGCGGTGATGCACGCATTCGAGGATTGGAAGAAAGAGGCCTATGCGCTGATTGACGTGAAGAAGCTGCGCTCATTGAAGAACCCGCTGAGCGGCAAGCCGAAGAAGCCGACGAAGGAGGATATAAGGAATCTTAATGTTTATGCTTCGCTCGGGGCTTCGCTCGGGGCTTCGCTCGGGGCTTCGCTCGGGGCTTCGCTCTGGGCTTCGCTCGGGGATTCGCTCTGGGATTCGCTCGGGGCTTCGCTCGGGGATTCGCTCTGGGATTCGCTCGGGGCTTCGCTCGGGGATTCGCTCTGGGATTCGCTCGGGGCTTCGCTCTGGGATTCGCTCTGGGATTCGCTCGGGGCTTCGCTCTGGGATTCGCTCAGGGATTCGCTCAGGGATTCGCTCAGGGATTCGCAGAAGAGAGAAATCAAGAGAGTCTTCAGCGCGAATGCCGCGCTGTGGAAGCGCGGCTTTGTCCCGCTGACAGCAGACTACAAGACATGGTATCTCTATTCAGGCAACCCGGCGAAGAGGGTATATACGCTTGAGGCGACGCGATGAGCAAAAAGAAATCATCAACGACGGAGGTAACGAAGATGGACAACGAAGGGATAGAACTCAACGGCAAGAAGTATGTGCTCGCATCGAGCATCAGAGCAACGAAACAGCGTGAGAGCCTCGCGGCGAAGAAGTATGTCATCGTCAGGACATACAGCGCGGGAGTGTTCGCAGGACGGCTCAAGAGCAGAGTCGGTCAGGAAGTGACGCTCCAGGATGCGAGGCGAATTTATTGGTGGGAGGGAGCAGCGTCCCTGAGCCAGTTGGCGATTGATGGGACAAGCCTCCCCGATAAGTGTAAATTCCCTGCTGCGGTAGATGAGATTCTGCTGCTGCAAGCGATAGAAATCATCCCCTGCACAGACAAGGCAAGAGTGAGCATAGAAGCAGTCAAGGAGTGGAAGTTATGAGCCCGTTCGCTTTTGGCTCTGGCGATGGCTCAGGCTCAGGCTATGGCTCAGGCGATGGCTCAGGCTCAGGCTCAGGCTCAGGCTTAGGCTCAGGCTCAGGCTCAGGCTCAGGCTCAGGCTAAAGGAGGCGACGCGATGAGACAGCGCGAGCGGGAGTGCATCGGGACGGAAAAATTACCCAAATGGGCAATAAGGCATGGTGAAAAATTCCCAAGAGGACGACGATGAACAAACCCGAGATAACGCGAGAGATTCCCGCGAAGAAGAAGCCGACGTGGAAGTGGAAGCGAACGGGCAGATGCCAGCCGGCCAAGTGCGGTGCGGCTTGCTGCAGACTCGGACCAGTTCTCGCGTCATTCAATCCGAAGGACAGGAAGGAGCATCTTGACTATTCAGCCATGTACGACATGTTCGGATGGTTCAAGGTCGCGCAGATAAAGGACATGGCGCTCTACAGCGACGGGAGAACGTGCAAGAATCTCGTCGGCAACAGGTGCGCGATTCAGAAGACGAAGCCGCAGTGCTGCCGGGAGTTCCCCGTGGTGCCGGAGCACGCCTGGTTCGAGGTCGTAAAGAAGGTGTGCACATACAGATTCGTGAAGGTGAGGCTACATGAACAAGATTGACACGATGCGCAGGCGCAACGACATCGCGCGACTCGTGCGCTCAAGCAACGCGTGCGGCTCGCACCGGAACTGCGTCCGCATCAACGTCGGCAACACGCTCGCGCACGAGTTCAAGAAGCTCGAGATGGCGTACCATCTCATCCGGGCGGGACACGAGGTCTTCACGGAGGCGGAGTTCGCGACGGGCGGCAGGGCCGACGTGCTCGACCTCGACACCGCGGAAGTGATTGAAGTGCTGGCCAGCGAGAGCGAAGACGAGGCGCAGGTGAAGGCGAGGAAGTACCCGCCGCAGCTGCGCGTATCGACCGTCAAGGCAGGAGTGTGACACGAATGGAAAAAGACATCAAGGAAGCGAAGAAGGAACTGACGAGGAAAATCTTCGACGACATCGAAGCATTCCACGAGGAGTTTCCCGACAACACCGTCGAAGGGATAGACCTCGTCACCTTACCAGTGGCGGGGAGCAGTTCATGCCTCATCAGCGTGGACGTGCACATCAAAGTGAACTACACGTTTTCCGGAAAGGTGGTGGAGAAATGACCAACGTCCAGGACATGAGCATCGAGGCGTACAACGACATCAAGGAAACGCAGGCGCACATCGCGGAGCGCATCTACCAGCTGCTCCTCGCGTTCCCCGACCTGTGCGACAAGGAGATTGCGAAGAATCTCGGCATCGAGCTGAGCACCATCTGCGGGCGTCGGAACGAGCTGCTGAGAGCTTTCCGCATCGAGAGCGAACACGACAAGGTCAGCCCGTTCACGGGCCGGTACGTGAAGGCGTGGCGCGTGAGGAACTTGACGAGCACGAACGTCGCGCAGGGGCCGTACTGATGGGATGCCCCGACTGCGCGCCATGCGGGACGGACTGCCGGGGTCCGCTGGCCCGACACGCGAAGGACCCGGAAGACTACGAGCTCGAGTGCGAGTGCGCGTGCCACCGCTGCGGGTTCTGCGGGAGCCCGTTCTGCGAATGCGTCGGCGGACACGAGAAGTGCGAGCCGGCAAGATTCGACGGCCAGCGAATGCGCGGAGGAGAACCCGAATGAGCCAGAACAACGCGCTGCACGTGCTGTTCGAGCGGGCGAAGGCCAACGAGGACGACATGGGGCGGTGGTGGATGACGAGTGCGGAAATCAACGTCGAAATCATCAAGGCGCTCGGTTGCCGGAACCACCACTCGAGCACGACGCACGCACTCGCGAAGCTCGAGGGATTCGACATCATCTCAAAGGAGGAGAACGACGAGAATTATCCGAGGAGGTTCAACCAAATCGTGTACAAGTGGCGGCTCACGCGGAAGAACTACGACATCCTTAAAAGGGGAGAACGCACAACATGAAACTGACCATGACGACGAAGGAACTGGCGGACCAGCTCAACGCGAGCGACAACATCATCGACCGCATGTGCGGCGCGGGCATCGTGTTCCGAGGCGGGGATGGTGAAATCGTTCTCGGCCTGACGACGACACAAGACCCCGCACAGCCGGAGGCCGAACACATCAAGCCAACGAAAGAAGAACTGGACAAGTACCCTCTGAGCGCATCCTTCCCCCGAGTGGAGAATGAAGCGACGAGGGCCAAGAAGGAACTCAAGGAGTTCGTGGAGAACCTTCGCAACGCCCGGAAGTGCAAGTCATGCGGCAATCCGTGCGAGCCTGGCCAGAAGAAGTACTGCAGGGCGTGCGCGATAGCCAAGTACCCGAGCCAGTACGCCCCGACGCACGCGAGGGAACACACGTCCAGAGAAGAGAAGAAGACGCGCGCGAGGGGTCCACAAGACAAGTACTTCGAGCGCATCCCGAAGAACCCATGAGCGACACGAACTGCTGCTGGAAGTGCGGCCAGGAGAAGCCGCGAGATGAGATGAAAGCCGTGCGACTCCTGGGTGGACCGCGCGAATGGGGGGACGGATGGGCGTGGCAGTGCCGCGACAGGGACAACTGCGAGCGCGTGGCGGACGGGATAGCGACATGGTCATCAAGAGGGAACCGTTCAAGGTCGTGAAGCCGCAGGAGTACCTCGACCGCGAGGCGAGAGGCGAGTGCCCCGTGTGCGGCAAGCCGAAGGCCGAATGGAAGCCGAACAGGCGGCGGTACGGCATCTGCTCGCACGAGTGCAAGACGGAATTCTGGGAACACGCCATGTGGGGCGAGGCCGGCATGAAAAGCAAGGCGCTCGTGAGAGACGACCACAAGTGCCGGAAATGTGGCGTCCACGTGTACGGCGGCAGCAACAGCATCATGGACCACATCGTGCCCATCGCGCTCGGCGGTCCTCAATGGGACCTCGCGAACGTCCAGACGCTATGCGAGGATTGTAACGCGGTTAAGACGAGAATGGACGCGCGGGACATCGCGCGAGCGCGGCGCCAGGAGAAGGTGGACGCGTACCTCGCGGCCAGGCGGGAGAACCAGCGCACGCTCGCCTGAGTGAATCGCCCAACAGCCGGAGGCGAACCGCAACGCATAAATAGAAGCGCCCCCATGCGAACCTCATGTAATTGGAAAAGGGGGTGTGACGTGCCTAATCGTTCTTACGCAAAGGGGTACCGTTTCGAGCGCCGCGTGATGGCGGCCCTGTCGAAGCAACTCTACAAGGTCGTGCGCCAGGGAAAGTCGAGGTTCCCGGACCTCATCGCGCTGCCCGAGCGAATCGACGGGATGAAACCAGGCAACCTGCTCATCGTGGAGTGCAAGGTCAACAAGTACATCCGCGCGGACGAGCGCGTGGCCTTCGACGAGTGGAAGGCGTATGGCGAATGCCTCGTCGCATACCCCGGCGAGCTCCGACCCGGCCGGCACCGCGACATCATCTTCTGCAAGCCCGACAACTACGAGGAGGTGTTCCGCCTGTGAATCTTTCCAGTTCCGATGCTGCAACCGGAGCACATCCCGGAATCTCCCGAGGGCCGGGTGAACGTTCATTCCGCTTCTTCTCAACAACGACTCAGCAACGGCCAAGTGGGGCGATTTCATGGTAGACGTGCCCCCCGTCGCACTCGTGCGCGTGGCCGACCTCAAGGTCGACGGAAGAAACCCCAACGTGATGACGAAGGCGCAGATGGAAGCGCTCAAGGAGAACATGAAGCGGTACGGGTTCATCGTGCCCGTCATCTGCAACAAGGACCTGCTGGTCGCGGACGGAGAACACAGGCTCCAGGCGGCCAAGGAACTCGGCATGACGGAGGTGCCCGTCGTGGCGCTCGACGTGACGGACGTGGACCGGAAGATGCTCCGACAGGTGCTCAACAAGCTGCGCGGACAGCATGACCCCGAGAAGGACCTCGATGAGTACAAGGCGCTCATGGACTCCAACGAACTCCAGACGTTGGCGGACCTGACAGCGCAGGATGCCAGCAAGCTGCTCAAGCTGATGGACCAGGGAGACACGTACGTCGACCAGGCCTTCGACGTCGACAAGGCATACGAAGGGGCCCCTGTGGCCTCCGTTGGCGACGTTTGGCGGCTTGGGGACCACACGATGGTCGTGGAGGACTGCACGCAGGACGCAACGTACGAGCTCTTCAAGGAGCCATTCCACGTGACCCTGACGGACCCGCCGTACAACGTGAACTACAATGCCGTGGCGAGGCATCACCCCAACACGACCTCGTGCAGCGGAACCATCATGAACGACAACCTACCGGACGCGGCCTACGAGAGCCTGCTGAACGGTATGGCGCATCAGATTCTCAAGCGGACGCTGGGAAGCATCTACATCTGCATCGGAGCGCAGAGCCTACCGGTTCTCATGGGGGAGATGCTCAAGCAGGGGGGGCACTGGAGCACGACCATCATCTGGGCGAAGAACCACTTCACGCTCACGCGGAAGGATTACCACAGCCAGTACGAGTGCCTGTGGTACGGATGGAAGGAAGGCAACAAGCACACGTTCTTCGCAGGCCGTACGACGAGCGACTTCTGGGAGCAAGAGCCGTCCGCGCGAGGCCGCAAGCCAGGCAACCGGACGGACATCTGGCGACACCCGAAACCGAACGCGAGCCCGAACCATCCGACGACGAAGCCGCTCGAGCTCTGTCGGCACGCCATCCTGGACAGCACAACCAAGGGCGAGACGGTCTTCGACCCGTTCTTGGGCAGCGGCAGCACACTCATCGCATGCGAGCAGACGGGACGCAAGTGCGTGGGGGTCGAACTCGACCCTCGCTACGCGAGCGTGGTCATCCTGCGATGGGAGCATTACACGGGCAAGAAGGCACACAAGGAGGTGTGACGACATGACAGATATAGTGGAGCACAGGCCAGAGCACAGGTACGATGCGTACATCGAAGGCGGGACACTCGTCCTCGTGGACGAGATAGGCCCGCAGCAAATCATGACACCCGAGCAGAAGCCGATAGGCCAGCGAACCACCATCATCCACGACCGCGTGGACCTCAAGGACAGCGAGGCGTTCCTCGAGGTCGTGAAGAAGCAGGTGGACGAGCTGGGCCACGCGTGCGTGCGGACAAGGGAGCAGCTGAAGGCGCTCGAGAACCAGGGCGCACTCGAGCTCGGCCCGCGCCTCGACGACATCATCGCGCTCGGGCAGAAGCTGAGCCCAGGCAAGGCCGGAATGGACAAGCTCGAGCGGGCGCTCAAGAAGCTGGGGCCGCAGGCGACGCAGTGGGGCGGCTACAAGCAGGCGTCGTTCAACCACGAGCAATTCAAGGACCAACACGCGCGGGCATCGCTTCAACTCCAACTCATCAGGCGCGCGATGGAGGGCAAGAACGATGGGAAGGCACCCGAGTCTCAGCATCTGGCCCCGCGTTGACGGGGTGAAGAGCCGCTATGTTTGCCGTTGCGGCGCAGGACCGTTCGGAAGCGCCAGCGCCCTGGCCTTACACGAATTCGCCTGCGCGTGGCATTAGGGACGAGCAGCCCGCGCTGATAACGGGCTGGCACTCGTGCAGGTATCGCATCAACGAGCCCGCGTATGATACCTTCATGCACTTCGTCGCGAACGAGCTCGCGCCTCAGATGGAGATTGCGCTCGTGCGCGAGGATTTCTATCCAGTACTTTGGCACCGGTGGAACGCCCGGAAGTACACGATTGACGAGATAGCGCGTGGTCACGGCAAGACCGAGTGGGGCATCTGGAACATCCTGTGGAACGTCGTGCGGCAGCCGAAGAACCCGTGGTGGGACCTGCCGGGCGAGAAGAGAATCACGGAGCAGCTCGTGGTGTCGTGCGGCATCACGGAAGTGAACGAGATAGGGGACCGCATCGAGGACTACGTGTTCAGCTCAGAACTGTTGAGCAAGCTCGTGCCGAGGGGCGCGCGGAAGAACGAACTAAGCAGCGTGTGGAACAAGAAGAAGAAGGTATTTACCAACGGGAGCACGCTTCACTTTCGCCCCGTCAAGTGCAAGAGGGGCCTGCACGTGGACTGGATTTGGCTCGACGACCTCATCACGGAGAGCTCGACGCTGAGCGACAAGGAGACGGTCAAGTTCGTGCAGGGAGTCATCATGCCGATGGGCGCGGCCAAGCGCGCGCCAGTCCGCATCACGGGAACGCCGCTGCGCGCCACGGACATCATCCACGTGATGGACAAGACGAACCGATACGACCACGTGAGGCTGCCCGCCATCCTGGACTACGCAAGCAAGGCGATGCTGAGCAAGCGGTTCACGTGGGATTCGCTCATGGAGATGAGGGCGCACATCCATCCCGCGAAGTTCGAGGCGGAGTACATGCTGAACGCGCTCGAGGCGCAGACGGGCGTGATAAGAAGAGCCTGGCTCGAGGCATCGTTCGACGAGACGTTCGACCTCGCGAACCCCGCGACGAAGGGCTGGAGAACGCCCTACTACGCGGTCTACGGCGGCGTCGATTTCGCGTTCGCCGACTTGTCCACGTCCGACTGGTCCGTGTACGCGACGATTGGCGACCGCGGAGCGGACGTCCAGGGGAGGAGGTTCGACGTGCTCGAGGTGGAGCGATTCCAGGGCAAATCTCTCGGGTGGCAGATGAATTTCCTCCGCGAGTGGCACGCGCGCTGGGACCACGACCTCATCGGCATGGAGGCGAACTCGATACGCGGCAGCGTGAAGGAGATAAGGGAACTGGGCATGCCCGTGAAATTGTTCTGGACGGGCACGCGCGACGAGGAAGAGAAGATGCGGCCGGCGGCCGAGGAGGACTTCGCGGGCAACATCCACACGGTCAGCAAGCGCAACTTCGCGCTGCGCCAGGGCCTGCAGTACGAGCAGGGACGCATGCGTATCCCGTACGCGAGCCAGCGCGCGCGCGACATGGCGGACCGGCTGCTCCAGGAGAGCGTGTCGTGGGCGCTCGAGGAACAAAAGCTCGTCGAGATAGGCGAGCACCCCGACGTGCCGATAGCAATAGGATACGCGCTCGAGGTCGCGCTCGGCCACGCGTTCGTGGTCGGGTGAGTGTCTACTTTTAGGTAATCCAACATTAGAAAAGGGGGGGCATCTCTCTTAAAGCATGGTGACATTAATGAACTTTAGCGTCGAGCCTGAGCTGAGAGAAGAGTTCAAGGATGCGGCCTTCCAGGACGGCCGCTCGATGGGGAACGCACTGCGACTCTGCATGCGGCAGTACATCGCATGGGTGCGGGAGAATCTCGAGGAACGGACAAGCAATCGCAACGCTTAAAAAGTACGATTCCCCAAGTGGAATCACGATGGGAATTCTGGACGGCCTGAGGCAACGGCTCAACGTCAAGGCAACACTCGCGCACCAATCGCAGGTCGTCGCTGAACTGGCCTCAACACCCGAGGCGGCATACAGGCAGGCGCAGAACAGCGCCATACTAAAAAGTCCTTCGCCAACATACCTCGTACGGCCCCCGTTCGGGATTCCCCTCAACAAGAACGTCGTGGCAATCCGCAACCTTGCGCGCAACGCATACGTCTTCTCGGCCGAGCAGACGATAGCAGACGAGATTGCCGCGTCCGATTGGGAGGTCGTCCAGAAGGAGGGCTTCCACGTGTCGGACGCCGACCTGCAGCGGGTGCACGCGTTCTTCGACAACCCCAACGGGAACGACGAGAGCTTCGGCGACTTACTTCGGCAGATGGTGCCCGACATCCTGGAGCTCGACGCGGGCGTCATCGTCAAGAGCTTCTCGTTCGAGAAGTACGTGTCGAGCAGCACGCCGGCCGGGACGGGCGCGCTCAAGGGCGGCCAGCTGCGACAAATCTTCGCCAAGGACGGCGGGTCATTCCTCGTCAACCCCGACTTCTACGGGTACATCGGCAACAGGGCCGACTTCATCGCGCCCCTGTATGCGAGCGGAGACGTTCCTCAGCTGGTAAGGGACCAGCTCAACCAGGCGCTCATGGGGAATCTCCCGACGTTCGGCAACCTGAGCGAGCAGTACCCCGCGCTGTACCAGCTGTACGCGCAGAAGTTCATGCCGCAGGCGGCCTATTTCCAGTACCCGACGGTGAACGCGCAGCTGCCCGTCCCGTTCGGAAAGCGAGAGCTCATCTACATCAAGCGGAACCCGCGCACTCATCAGCACTACGGGTACGGGGCCGTCGAGATGATGGCCGAGATAATCTTCACGCTCATCTACGGGAGCAAGTACAACCTCGACTTCTACCTCAACAACAACATGCCGGACGGCGTCGTCGAGATGCTGGGCGCGAACCGCAACGACATGCTCGGGTTCAGGGAACAATTCCAGAAAGAGTTCCGCGCGACCGACACGTTCGGCAACATCCGCAAGTTCTTCTTCAAGACGCCCATCGTGAGCACGCCATTCAAGTTCGTGCCGTTCAACCTGCCCCCGGAGCAGATGGACATCATAGGCCAGCAGACGTGGTTCATCAAGCTCCTGTGGGCGTGCATGGGAGTCAACGCCGACGAGATGGGGTTCACGGAGGACTCCAACAGGGCGACGGGCCACGCGCAGGCGAGCGTCGTGAAGCGGAAGGTCATCAACCCGATTCTCCGGAAGCTCGCGTACCACGTCAACATGCAGCTCATCCCGGAGTTCGGCGTGCCGGGCATCGAGTTCAAGTTCCGCGACTACGACCTCGCGGACGAGCACGCGAAGGTCGATTTGTACGCGAAGGAAGTGGCGCTCGGCATCCGCAGCAAGCGCGACATCGCGGAGGAACGCGGCATCGACTTCGACAAGCAGCTGGCCGACATGGAACAGGACGGGGACAACCCGGAGCCCGAGTCCATCATGCCGAGCGGGACCAGCGTCCCATCCGACTCCTCTCAGCAAACGAGCGGACCAGGAGCAGAGGAGAAGCAACCCGAGGAGCTTGTAGCGTCACACCTCGGCTCCAAGGGCCTTCCCTCGACCTGGCCAGCCGAGCCGTACTATCGCGCCATCCCGCGCACGAAGGCGCGAGGCAAGGCCGCGAGGGACCAGGACGTGGCGGCGCTCGCGCGAGGATACGCGGTCGAAAGAGCGGAGCACCCCGAGTTCGCGGACACCGACGTGCTGAAGATTGTGCGCGACCACCTGCGCGAGGACCCACTCTACTACGACAAGCCGGAGCACAAGGCCCCGCTCGACGAGGAGACGCGCGCGCGGCTCGACATGAAGGCGCTCGTCCACTGCGGCAAGCGCTTCAAGGAGCTGGAACCCGGCGTCCAGGAGGCGTGGCTCAGGGAGACGGCCACGTGCGCGAAGGCGGCCATCACTGGACACACTGGACAGGCGGACGACCTGGGCGTGATTGCCAAGGTGATGCGCGAATGGGAGAAAGAACTGCTCAAGTTCCTGGACGGGGAGGCGGGAGCGCATGCCAAGGAGAAGCCCGCCACGCCGTGAACTCGTGGCGAAGGGACTCGCGGAGTCCTTCACGTCGATGCTCGACCGCATCGTGGACCTGCGCACCATCCGTCTCGTGGTCGACCGATTCCTCAGCAAGCACTACGACGCCGGCCTGAAGCGGCAGGGCGTCACGTACGGCGTCAACTTCCAGCGCAACGAGGGCACGATTGCGTACCTCCAGGACGCCACGTTCGAGCACATCAAGGGCATCACGGACGACATCCGCACGCGGCTCGAGAGCGAGCTCAGCAAGGCGCTCGCGGCCAACGAGGACCGCGAGCAGATACGCAGGAGAATCGCGGACGTGTTCCGCGGCGACAATCCCACGAGGATAAACTTCGAGGACAGGGTCGAGCTCATCCGGCGCACGGAAATCGCGAGGGCAGAGAACTACGCGGCCCTGGACGCCGCGAAGCAGCTGAAAATCAGGACGAAGAAGCGGCTCGCCATCACGCTCGACGAGCGCACGAGCGACATCTGCCGCGCGATGAGTCGAAAGTACGGGGACGACGCGCAGGCGATAGAGAGGGACGAGCCCTTCGTCGTCACGGTCAAGGTGGGGAACAAGACGCAGACGATAAGCGAGATGGCGCCCCCCTTTCATCCGAATTGTCGTTCCGGTCTTCAACTCGTGACACAGAGGGGTGAGTGAGATGCTGGTGATGGACATAACGTTCGAGCAGATGCGCAGCCTGTTCAGCCGCGTCGTGAACAGCCGGCCGATATACAAGCTCGACCGGGGCACGCACTGGGAGTTCTACATGGACGCGAGCGAGAACATCGTTCTCAGGTCGCGCAAGGACAAGAAGGGCGCGGAGCTCGACGCCATGTTCCTCACGACGTTGCCGGCGGAGAAGATAATCCGCGTTAACGCGGTCGTGTGGGGCAAGCACGTGGTCGTCAACTCGCTCGTGCAGGAGACGAGAGAAGAGCCTGGCGAGAACAACGACGCGGAGCACGACACGGTCCCGGACGTCCCCGTGACGCCCGAAGTTCAGACGTACAGGGACGAAGATGAGCCTCCTCAATAAGACGCCAATCGAGGACATCCGGCAGCGGACGTTCGACGAGACGAAGGACGCGTGGCGCGTGACTTTCGTCGCGGGCAGCGGCATCGACGTCAACAACTGGCCGACCGACTACCCGGATGCGGGCACGCACACGCGCCTCGACAAACTCACGTTCGACGGGGACGACCTGCAGACGAGAGAGCAGAACCTGGACGCGAACGGGCGCATACGGAACTCCGCGCACCTACTCGGAAGCGACGACGGAGGCACGACGCTTCGCACGCTCAAGACGAAGGCCGACGGGACGCTCATCATAGAGGTTCTGCAGCCTCCTTATTCGCTCACGGCCTCGGACGTCGGGGCATCGTCAATCCCCGGAATCACGGAGACGCTCGCGAGGGGAGACCACGCGCACAAGGGCGTATCCTCGCTCAAGTCGAACGGGAATCCGCTGCTATTCGGGGACGTGGTGCTCAAGACGGGCGCAGGCATCGCGCTCAGCCAGGCGGGAAACGAAATCACGATAGCGAGGTCGGCCGCGCTCGCCAAGTGCCAGTTCTTCGCCGCGACCAACTACGACGCGAATCTCGGGAACTACCGCGTGCAGACCGTCGGGGCAAGCAGCTCGCAGCGGTTCACGTTCAAGATTCCGCAGCAAGCCGTCACCGTCATCAGCATCCAGCTCGTCGGAATCATCGCGGCGGGAGCGGCGGGTTCAGGCAAGAACATCGACCTGTACTCCGACTACGCGACCATCGGCGAGACGTACAACACGCACACGCAGAGTAGCACGACGGCCACGTACGACTTCACGGGCATGACGAACAAGATAACGGCGATAGACGTCACGAGCCTGTTCACGGCGATAGCACCGGACGACGTGTGCGGAATCCTCGTCGACCACATCGCCATCGGGGGGAACATCTACTACCTCGGCATCGTCCTGCACTACAGCGAATGAGGGAACACATGGCAGACTACACGTTCGGCAGGGAGGTCGTGGACGGCCTGTACAACATCGACAATCCGGCGCGCGTCGACGAGCTCGGGAACCCGATACACCTCGCGCGCGAGGTCGAGGATGCGCTGCCCGGCAAGACGTTCACGCTCGACTGCGCGGGCGACGTCGCGACGTTCTCATTCGAGGCCGAACTCACGGGAGCAGAATACGCGACGCTCGCCGCGACGGTGGCACGCCACAAGACCAACGCGTGAACGCAACGCTTAAAAAGTACGACTCCCCAAAAGAATCCAACACGTGTGACGCGGAACATTCACATGCCTTTTGGTCCATACCGGGATTTTTCTGACTGCGTCTTGCACAACCACGACAAGCGCAACCCCGAGGCATACTGCGGAACGATACAGCGCGCCGTCGAGGGCAAGCAATCCCTGACGGAGCAGGACTGGCAGGGCTTCAACCCGCGCGACCGCATGTTCTTCCACTATTTTCCCGTCGAGGCGAAGCCGAAGGTGAGCATCATCGAGGATGGCAAGGACAAGACGAAAGAACTCATGAGCTCGAACGAATCAAAGTCGTACACGTTCTACACGAACGGCCTCGGCCACGAGGAAGTTCTGGTCACGAAGGGGAAGCCATCGCGCTACTTCGTGACGGGCTACATCAGCACCCCCGATGTGGACCTGGTGAATGACCTCGTGACGCCGCAGGCGTTGGCCGAGATGCTGCAGCAGCTGAAGGGCGGGACCATCCCGCTCAAGCTCGACGTGGAGCACGAGTCCGTGGACCTAAACACTGGCCAGATGAAGAATGTCATCCCGGCCGGCATGATAGTCGAGGCGCGCCAGGACGACAAGGGCCTGTGGGTCAAGGGCGAGCTGAACGCGGGCGTCGAGCGATTCGGCGACGTGTGGAACTCCGTAAAAAGCGGCTTCCTCGACGCGTTCTCCATCACGTTCCGCGTGAAGGACAGAGCCTACCGCATGATAAACGGCGTCAAGACGCGCATCATCAACTCGCTCGACCTTCTCAACGTTGCGCTGACCGGCACGCCCGTGAACCCGCAGGCGACGATAACCGAGGTGTTCGCGAAGGCGGTCCGCGAGGACAAGAGCGCGAGCATCGAGCGAATCATCGCGGACGCGCGCCAGATGGGCGAGTCGGGCAAGACGGAGGACCAAATCTACTCCGAACTCAACAACTCGTGGAGGAAAGAACTGCACGACTCCGGCTACCAGGACAGCGAAATCGAGCAGGCGTTCCGCAGCATGGCGAAGGAGAGCGCGCAGCTGTTCGGCGGGCGCTCGAAGGCGGCGAAGAAAGGCGAGACGTTCAGGGGCGCGAAGGTCGTGGTGGCGTTCGGCCCGCTGAAGGGCAAGGAGGGCACGGTCACGGAGGCGCGCGACTGGGCCGACACGGTGAGCATTCAATTCGACGATGGCAGCGCAGGCACGGCGCACCTGAGCGAGATTCAGCAGAAGGCGAAGGAGACGGGCGACGTCGAGACGGATTCATTCCTCAAGATGATGCGGGGCAAGGCGGACACGAAGGACTTCACCGTTTGGAGCAAGCATCCGAGCCAGACGGAGTGGCAGGTCGAGAGAACCTTCGGCGTACGTTCGTACGCAGAGGAACTCGCCGACTCCATCAAGGAGAAACTCGGCAAGGACGTCAAGATTGTCGAGAACAAGGCATGCTCCAAGGAAGAGAAGGAGATGGCGGACTTGCAGAGGTTCCGCGAGAAGGCGTGCCACGCGAAGCTGAGGAACAAGATTCACGCTCCTACTGAACAGAAGGGAGGGAACGTCATGACGACTGAAGAGAAGAAGATGCCGGGCGACGAAGCCCCGAAGGGACACGAGCCAGGGCTCACCAACGAACAGGCCGCGACAACGCAGGCACCCGCCATCAACGCGGGGGCCGCACAGGGCAAGCCGTTCATCAACGAGGACGCCGGTCAGAAGAAGAAGCTGTCGTGGAAGTTCGAGATGGACGACGGCAAGACCGAGGAGGTCGAGGCCGACGACGAGGACGACGCCGTCAAGAAGGCGATGGCGAAGGGCATCAACCCCGACAAGGTCAAGCGCGTAATCAGCCCCAAGGGCAAGAAGGCTGACGACGAAGAAGAGGACGAGGAGGACGAGATGGACGAAGAGACCAAGGCGTCAATCAAGGCGCTCCCCGAGCTCAAGGGCGCGGTGGAGCTCCTCAAGAAAGAGAACGAGAGTCTGAAGGCCGAACTGAAGAGCATCATGGAGATGCCCATCATGAAGGCCAGCGGACCGAGCACCGAACCCGTGAAGCCTGTCGAGGAGAAGGGCAAGACCCCCCTCGAGATGCTTCGCTAAACACTCCTACGGAGGGAGAGCAACATGCCAGCATTTGGGACAGTAGAAGTCAACGCAAGCGACGTGTACGCGAAGTCGTTCGGGGCACTCCCGAACGGAACGTGCTACACGGGGAAGTACATCAACCACGAGCAGAAGGGCGCGATGGGCGACATGCGTCCGGCCCTGCAGAAGCGGTTCGAGATAGGCGTCAAGGCCTTCGAGTCGACGAGCGGCGGAGCCGGCTCGACCGACAAGGTCATGGTGCCCATCTACCTTGACCCCGTCATCGTGGACATCTCGCGCAAGTGGACGCCGCTCGTCGAGCTCGTCCCGCGCGTGACCAACCTCGGTATCACGGCCGACTACAACGTGATAACCGCGAAGGGCGCGGCCGCGTGGCTCGCCGAGGACTCGGTGTTGACCGAGGCCGACAGCACCCGCGTGAGGCGCAGCAAGCCAATCAAGTACCTGTACGCCGTCGGCAGAGTGACCGGCCAGGCGCAGGCGGCCGTCCCGAGCTTCATGCTCATGGGCTTCCAGCCCACGGGCATCGGGTCTCCGGACATCAACCTCGCGGACGTGAGCGCCCCCAACGCGCGGCAGCTCCAAATCCTCGAGGCCACGAGGTCCATCAAGGAGAAGGAGGAGTACACCATCATCAACGGCTCCATCGCCCTTGATGCGAACTCCTACGACGGGCTCATCGTGCAGATGACGGGCATCAACGAGCTGGACAAGACCGGCAACGTCATCGCGCTGAACGACCTCCACACGGCGGTCCAGAAGGCGTTCGACGCGGGCGGCAGGCCGAACCTGGCCGTCAGCAACTCGCGCGCGTACACGGACATCCTGAAGCTGCTGAGTACGCAAATCACGTACAGAGAGGCGGCCAGGCAGGTCTTCTGGGGATTCTCCGCGCTCGTGTTGTACAGCATCGTGGGCGAGATACCCCTGATAGCTTCCATGTGGATGGACAACACGGAGGACAAAGGGCAGATTCTTTTCCTTGACCTCACGGTCATCGAGATGAGAGTGCTCCAGGACCTCACGTACATGGAGCTCGCCAAGACGAACGACAGCGACAAGTTCTTCCTGAAGATATACGAGGTCCTCATCATGAGGGCCCCGACGTTCTGCAGCCAGATAATCAACATCCACTGAGTGGACGGCAGACGGAAGAACGGCAACTGACAACGCACAACACGAACGGAGAGTGAAACGACATGGTAGCAGACCTCGTCGAGACCTTCATCGCCGGCATCGCTCCTCATCTGGGGAAGTCGGGCAAGGGGATGAAGTGCCTCACGTACAACATCACCAAGGTCACGCAGAACGACACAGTCACCCTCGGCGACTTCGCGACCATCGCGATGGCTCTCGTATGGTTCCCGGCATCCGGGGCATACGATACCACTACAATGGCAGGCAACGTCTTGACGCTGGCATCAGCGACAACCGGCGCAGCGAAGCTCATCGTCTGGGGATACTGAGTCGCGAAGGCGACCTGGGCAAGTGTGGTTTCGGGGAGGCCTTCGGGCCTCCCTCTTTTTCATTTTTGGCAACGACGCCCGCAAGCGCGGGTTAAACGCATCAGGAGGCAGTCAAGTGGCGCCAACCTACACGACAGCGGCAGAAGTCTATCGACTCTCCGGCATGGATTCTACTCTCGTCCCGTCGGCCGACGTGGACCTTCACATCGAGGACGCGGAGGCGTGGCTCGACGAACACCTGCACACGACGTTCAAGGCGGGCGGCCAGAGCGTGACGGAGTACCTCGACGGCACGGGCGACAAGGCCATCTTCGTCTCGTGGTTCGGCAAGGTGTTCCGGGACGCGCAGCCGTTCGTCACAATCTCGAGCCTCGTGGTGGACGGCGTGACCGTGACCCCGAGCAAAGTCTACGTCTATCCGTACGCCGGCAAGCTGTACCTCAAGGACACGGCCGAGGTCGCGAAGTTCACGGCCACGAAGCCGCAGAGCGTCGTCATCACGTACACGTACGGGCACAGCGCCATCCCGCGCGTCATCAAGCAGCTCACGGGCCTGATTGCCGCGCTCCAGGTGCTCGCCGAGAAGATGGGCGGCACGTTCAACTCCGTCAACTCGTACACGCTTCCCGAGTACAGCGTCAACAAGGGCGACCAGGTGGCGAAGCTCGCGACGACCTTCGAGCACCTGAAGCTCAAGGTTGACTACATGCTGGCCGAGATAACACCGACGCCATCGTGCGCATGAGAGGGTGAAGACGACATGATAGGCGTTCCGAACGACTTCCTGGGCGAGGCCATCGTGGGCCTCGGGCGGACCGTGAGGTACTTCCCAGTTGTCAAGGTGATAAGCAACGTCGAGGGAGACGAGACGATAAACCCTGGGCCGGAGCACGACATCGTGGCGGTCCTGTACCCCAAGACGACCAACGTGTTCATGCAGGCGAAGGAAGGGTTGTTCCAGGACGGCGACGCGTACATGCTCAGCAAGCCGACGGACAACGTCCAGAAGAACGACCTGGTCGTGTGGGAAGGCCGATTCTATCGCATCGACGCAGTCGTGCGCCGGTTCTGTGACGAGAGCGCGGGCACCGCGCTGTACGACTACTGCACGCTGTTCCTCCATGAGGGCATCCCCATCGGACCCGTGCCGGGCAGCGGCCGGTTCATCGGGACGTTCGCGGGGATTCCCCCGAGCGCGAGCATCGGCGACTCGTGGTTCGACTCAACGGACAAGCAGTTCAAGGGATGGGACGGCACGCAAGTCGTCATCCTCGGGTGATGCACATGACAACGAGAAGCTCATTCAGGGGCAACGTGGCGGGCACGCCGGCCGACAAGCAAGCGGGCGACTACTGGTTCGACACGACCGACAAGCAATACAAGGGATACGACGGCACGAAGGTCGTCATATTGGGGTGAGGCTCATGGGAGACAAGACGTACACGGACAGCATAGGTGTGTGGTATCCGCTCAGGGCGGCGAGCGACCCCACGGGAGTGACCGAGGGCGCCATCTACTACAACGTCGTCAGCAAGCAGCTCAAGTACTTCAACGGCACGGTTTGGCTCGTCATGGACACGGGCGACATCACGGGAGTGACCGCGGGCAACGCGCTCTCGGGCGGCGGCTCATCGGGCGACGTGACGCTCGACGTCGTCGAGAGCGACATCGACCACGCGAACCTCGCGGGCGCGGGCACGAACACGCACGCGCAACTCGACACGCACGTGGCCGACGCGACCATCCACTTCACGGAAAGTTCCATCGACCACACGAACATCCAGAACGTCGGGAGCAACACGCACGCCGACATAGACCTCCATCTCGCAAGCTCCGCGAACCCGCACGGCGTGACGCTGCAGCAGTCCACGACTGCGGGCAACTCGACGACCGACGACATCGTCCTCCTCGGAGCGAGCAAGCTCGACTTCTCGGGCGCGGCAGGCGACGCCGTCATACTCCTCAAGCCGGCCACGCAGTTCCGCGTGAACGATGGCACGAATGACCTGCTCCTCGTGGACGCCACGCAACTCGACATCTCCGGGATGACGGCAACCCTGCGCACTTTCAAGCTGTACTCTGATGTGAATGGTGACGCAAGTCTCCTTTTCGACCGAGGAACGATAGGGGCCTTTGAAAACTCTTGGATGTTGACGACCCCAAGCTCAGGTGGTGGTCCTTTGGTCTCGATGAACGTCTTGAGCACCATAACGGACGGCATCGGACTCTTCGGGCCATCGGGGACACAGGTTGTCGCATTTGGAAAGCAGTTGCCAGACGACCCCTGGACGACCTACAATCCAGCGGTCTGTATGCTCTTTCACACGGTCTCAGGCGGCCTGAGGCTACTCGCGACTGATGACTTGAACGGAACCGGACAGAGAGGATTCCAGTTCTCTGAGAACTTCGGGAATCCAATGCTTGCGCTTCTGAGTGGATGGCAGCAACTAAGCAACGGAACGAACTTAGTGAGCCTGTCCGCATACGATTCATCTCCTTCTGGATTCACCGGGCTGGACTTCTCCGGGACAGATACCAGCTTCGGAGGCGACGGTGCGAGCCCGCTCTTCGCAGCGCTGCTCGACTACGGAGAGGGCGCATACCTATTTTTCAACCGAGGTGCAAAGCAGTGGTCGCTCGTTACATACGATGGAGCAATCCCTGGTTCGACGGAGCACAAGATACGCTTCGACAAGGACATCTTCGCCTATTCGGTTGGTGGATTGGACAGATGGGGAATCTCCGACGGGCTCTTCGACTGCTCCGGGATGACCAACGAGGTCACGTTGAAATTCCCGGCAGGAAAAGGATTCGTCGTTGAGGAGGACGGAAGCGGGGTTCAGTTCTCAATCGGAGACACGTATGGAGACCAGTGGTTCGCTCCGACCATCGCCTTCGGGAACGGACTCCCGCAGGGATTCCATCTGAACCTTGACAGTTCAAGCGACACCGCAGCGAGCGGCTCGATGATTGAGTTGCGGAGGCAGAGGGACACGACTCCGATTGTCGCCGATGGAGACATCCTCGGAGGGTTCTTGTTCAAAGGGCACGACGGAAGCAATCTCATAGATGCCGCAGCAATCAGGGCAGAGGTCAATGGCACTCCGGGCACGAATGTGATGCCGGGACGCATCAAGTTCTTCACGAACAAGGGGGACGCAAGCCTCTACGAGACGCTCAAACTCGAATCGTGGGACGACGGCGGACAGACGGGAACCGGAATGACCATCAGAGGATGGAATGGCTCGACCGATGCCATGCTTCAGATGGGATGGGACAACAGCGGAGCAATCACAATCGGCAAGACGGGCGGGCCATCGTTCCCGCACTTCTCCATCTGGCCGACGGACAGGCTCATAGGGCTCCCCGTGGGAGACGGGACCGGAGTGACCGGCATCTACATGAGTGACGATGCCGACGGGTGGTTCTACGACCAGGACGCCAACGTCATGAACCTCACGGCACCGGGCGGCCTTCAGCTGCTCGGCGCGGGCGCGACCGTCACGGAGTTCTCGACGGACGTCACACTCGCGGGCGACAGCGACACGGCCCTTCCGACGGAGCACGTGGTCAAGACGTACGTGGACGACGGCGTGACCGCTGACCTCGGCACGCACACGGGCGACGCGAGCATCCACTTCACGGAGGCGAGCATCGTCCATCAGAACGTCAGCGGCGCGGGGACGAACACGCACGCGGACATCGACACGCACATCAGCGAGCAGACGCAGGTCACGAAGACGCTGTATGTGGACGCCAACAGGGGCGACGTGTACACGGCCGACGGGACCATCTCAAGGCCGTACAAGACCATCCAGGCGGCGCTCGTAGTCGCGACATCGGGCGACTTGTGCATCGTCGCTCCTGGCACGTACACGGGGGCCGTGACGATACCG